ATTAATGATTCTAATGCTATTACAGTACAACCAGTAACAAAGAACGTGGGTTGTATGGATGCACAGAGCATTCAGGAAATTGCAGGTGACTTGTTATTCTTGAGTCCTGACGGACTTAGAACCATTGCAGGTACAGTACGGATTGGTGACGTTGAGTTAGGGACTGTAAGTAGACCTATTCAACCTACAATTAAAAGTATTGCAGCAAACATTGATAATTTAGATATTACAAGTGCTGTACTTAGAAGTAAATCACAATACAGATTATTTTATAACACAGACGGTACAGCTAATGCTGCTTCTAAAGGTGTTATTGCTACATTAACAAATGAAGGTTTTCAGTATTCAGAAACTGAAGGCATCAAAGCTACTGCGCTAACATCAGATCTAGATGTAGACGGTATTGAGCAAACGTGGCATGGAGATAGTGACGGTTATATCTATAATCATGATGACGGTATTTCTTTTGATTATGGTGGTAATCCTGCTGACATTAGAGCGTCTTATCAGACACCTAATTTAGACTTTGGTGATGTAGGTACTAAAAAGACTTTACGTTATGTACGGTTGTCTATAAGTCCTGAAGGGGCTGTTCAGCCTACATTACGTGTACGTTATGATTATGAAGATCCTGCAATAGCACAACCTTTAGATTATATATTAGATAGTATTCCTCTGCCTAGTATTCTTGGATCAGGTATATTTGGAGCCAATGTATTCGGTGCTCCAGCAGATCCTCTAGTACGCCAAACAGTTCAAGGCAGTGGGCATACTGTAAGTTTTATTGTAACAAGTTCAGATCAAAAATCGCCATATACAGTGAATGGTCTTTATATAGACTACACTCCATCAGGAAGGAGATAATAGATGGCTCAGAGCTATACCAGACAAAGTACATTCGCTGATGGAGATACTATATCAGCATCGTTATTTAATAACGAATATAACCAATTAGTAAACTCTTTTGCTTACTCTTCTAGCAGTGCAGTAAGCACAGGCCACAGACACGATGGTACTGCTGGTCAGGGTGGTAATATTTTTAAAATTGGTGATCTTGATTTTCTTAACAAGATTGAAGTAGACGGAACAAACAACCGTCTTGGTTTTTATGTAGAAGTTTCTAGTGCTGCTGTAGAGCAGATCCGTATTCAAGATGGTGCTATTGTACCTGTTACAGATAATGATATTGATCTAGGTACTTCTTCTTTACAGTTTAAAGATTTGTATATTAACGGTACTGCTAATATTGATAGTCTTGTAGCTGACACAGCAGACATTAATGGCGGCACAGTTGATGGTGTAACAATTGGTGGTTCTAGCGCAGGTAATATAACTTACGCTAATTTGTCTGATGGTACTATTACTATTACAGCTTTTGTAGACGAAGATAATATGTCTTCTAACAGTGCTACGCTTGTACCTACTCAACAATCTGTTAAAGCTTACGTAGACGCTCAAGTAACTGCTCAAGACTTTGACTTCAGTGCAGACTCTGGTGGTGCTTTGAGCATTGACCTTGATAGTGAGGCTATGACCTTTACAGGCGGTACAGGTATTGACACGTCTGGTTCAGGCAATGCAGTAACCTTTGCAATTGATAGCACTGTAGCTACTCTTGCAGGTTCTCAAACCTTTACTAATAAGACTCTGACAAGCCCGGATATCAACGGTGGTACTGTAGACGGTGCAACTATTGCTACGTCTAATATTACTGTAGGGTCTGGAAAGACTTTAAATGTTTCAGCAGGTACTCTAACACTTGCAGATAATCAAATCTCTGGTGATAAAGTAGAAGGCGGTACTATTGCTGCTACTACTATTACAGACTTAACATTTGGAAGTCTTAACGATGGTTCAATCAATGTAACTGCATTTGTAGATGAAGATACTATGTCTTCTAACAGTGCAACGCTTGTACCTACTCAGCAGTCTGTTAAAGCTTATGTAGACTCTCAAGTTACTGGTTCTATCGTATCAAGAGATTATGGTAGTGCTTCAAGCCCCGTAACATTTGCAGTTACAGTAGCTTCAAAAACTTCAGCACATCCTTATAGTGGTGACGGTTCTAGCAGTGCATATTTTTTAAATGGTGAACAGTCTCCAGCATTATCTTTACTTGGTGTAGATAGCATTACAAGCTCTAGTGGATACTATTATAAGTTTGATCAATCTGATTCTTCAAACACTGGACATCCATTACGTTTCTACTATGACGCAGCTAAGACTTCTGCGTACACAACTGGTGTAACAACTTCAGGAACTCCCGGAAGCTCTGGTGCCCACACTACAATAGCTGTTACATCTGATACACCTAATATCTTATATTATCAGTGTAGCTCACATGCTTATATGGGTAATCACGCTACAGCAATTACTACTACAATGGGCACGACAGGAGCATTAAAACTCCCTGTTGGTACTACAGCACAGCGTCCTACAGCTTCAGCAGGTCAGTTTAGATACAACAGTACAACTGGACAGTTTGAGGGCTATACTACTGAATGGGGTGAGATCGGTGGTGGAACAGTTGATTTACGTGTAAATACTTTTACAGGTAATGGCTCAACAACCGCATATACATTATCATCTTCTCCTCTGCTTGCTAATACCCTTGTATACATTGATGGTGTTTACCAGAATAAAGCTGCTTACTCAGTAGCTAATGATGTTATAACCTTTTCAGCAGCCCCTGCAAGTGGAGCAGTCATTGAAGCTACAGCGGCTACAGTAGGTGAAGTATCAACAACTTCAACATCTTTTGCAATTACACAGCTTACAGGCGATGGTTCTACTACTGCTTTTACACTATCAGCACAAACAGTAGAAAATAATACTAACGTATATTTTGATGGTGTGTACCAAAGCAAAGCAAACTATTCAGTTTCTGGAACTACAATAACTTTTAGTACTGCTCCAGAAAGCGGTGTAGCTATTGAAGTGATGGGTTCTGAAGGCATTACGCTTACTATAGGTACTCCTGATAACGGCACAGTAACTACCGCTAAGATAGCAGCAGACGCAGTAACACAAGCTAAGATTGCAAACGATGCTGTTGGTGCAGATCAATTAGCAGCGAGTGCAGTTGTAACAGCCTCTATAGTTGATTCTAATATCACTACAGCCAAGATAGCAAGCAATGCCGTAACAGCAGCTAAGATAGCTTCTGAGCCTGTTACAGTTGGTATAACGTCAGTAGTTACTAGTGCAAGCATAACAGCTACGGTAAACACACATGTATATGTGGATACTGCTGGAAGAACCATCACATTACCTGCGTCACCTACAATTGGTCAAAGAGTTTTAATTACAGTTGGAAACTTTACAAACACAGTAGTTGGACGTAACGGAAGTAACATTATGTCTAGTGGTACTGATATGACACTAGATAAAGAATATCTTTCAATTCAATTTATTTATACAAACTCTACAGTAGGATGGGCAATGGCATGAGCAACTTTACAGATTTTATTAGCAGTGGCGGTGGCGAAGCCTCTAAGCTAAACATTCTAAATCCTGTCAGCGGTCAAAAGGCAGTAATTAAAAAATCAATGTCTTATACCCCGGCTATTAACTGTACAGCGATAGTTACCTGTATTGGTGCTGGTGGTGGTGGTGGAGCTTCTGGCTCTGGACAAGCCGTAGCAACTGGGGGAGCAGCGGGGGGTGTTTGTCAAAGTGAGCTTTCTTTAACTGCTGGAACAACCTATACAATCACTGTCGGTGCTGGAGGCGCTGGAGGCACCACAACAACTTCAAGCGCAAACGGTGTTACTGGTGGTAATACTTCGTTTACTGGTTCTAACATTACCGACATGACTGCAACTGGTGGGACTCAAGGAAAAACTACAACTCAAAGCACTACATCCAGTGCAGGAGGAGTTGGCTCTGGAGGCAGTATAGCTAACCGTACAGGCGGTGGCACATCTGTTCCAGTTGCCGCTGTAGCAAAAGGTTGTACAGGTGGCGCTGCACTTGGCTTTTTTGAAAACGGTAAAAGTGTCACCACAACTGGCGCTAGTACAACTAGAGTTGATGCGGTAGGGATAGATATTCCACCAACTGATGTAGTACCTCAACTAAAACCCGACATTAAAGCCGGTGCAGGGGCATCAAACGATCAACTAGAAGATAGGGTTTCAACTGCCTCTGATGGTGATTTTGGGTGCGGTGGCGGTTTTGCATATAATGACGAAACTTCTGGTGGGCACATTTACGCTAATGGCGGTGCGGGGGGTATTGGTGCAGGAGGAGGTTCTGCTTATGCGCGTAACTCTAACAGTTCTGAAACCTCCACAGGCGGTAAAGGCGGTGACGGCATGATCATACTAGAGTTCGTGTAAGGAGAAAAACATGAAATATAATATCTTAGATGCCGCAGACGGTAACGTAATCAACACCATCCTTGCTGATGCTGATTTTGTTGAAGCTAACTTTGATCACTATGAAGTGTCTGTTGATCCTGAGCCTACGTCTGCGGAGCTTACAGCAGAACAAATAGCAGACAACGAAAGGTCATGGCGTAATGCAGAGCTAGAGTCTACAGACAAAGCAGCACAGACCCCAGACTGGCCTAACAGAGATAACATTTTAACGTATCGTCAGGCACTACGGGATTGGCCTAGTACGTCAGCCTTTCCAGCTACTCGTCCAGAATTAGGAGCGTAATATGCCGCTTACTACTATAAAAACAACAGGTGTTACAGCCGATGCTATTACGGCTGCGTTAATCGCTGATGATGCTGTTGGCACAGCAGCTATAGCTGATGATGCTATCACGGCTGCATTAATAGCTGACAATGCTATTACAGCTTCTGCAATCGCTGACGGTGCCATAACATCTGCAAAGCTTGCGGTAGGTGCTGGTGGAGCGTTTAATAACTTTGCTATTAAAACAGGAAACTATACAGCCGTTGCGCGTGATCAGCTTATTGTCAACTCAGGCAGCGCAGTAACAATTACACTACCCGCAAGCCCTAGTGCTGGTGATGTAGTATTCATTAAAAACGCTGGAACCGGCACAGTCACTGTAGCTCGCAACGGCTCAAAAATAAATTCAACGGCAGACAATGGAGAGCTTGCAGCAGATGCTGGAGCTTCTTTGGTTTATGTTGATGCAACAATTGGATGGGAGGAGCTATAAATGGCTATTAGTTTAGGTGGTGGTGGTAGCAACTCACAAATAAATGAAGTTATTTTATTAAGGTCAAACGAAAATGTTGTCACATTGGCTGACGGTAGAGTGTACTTAAAAGCCGGTGTAATTGAAACTACTCAGTCTACTTACCCAGATGCGGTATATGGTATAAATTTTAATGGTAATTCTTACGTACATGATAATAGCATAAATGGGGGTTACGGCGGTGATATTGCATGGGATGGTACTTATTATTGGATAGCAAGTGATTATAGTGACTACGTAAAAAGGTTTTCTTCAACAGGCGGTACTGGTACTAATGGATTTAGTATAAGCGCACAACATTCTTCGGTATCAGGAATAACTTACGACGGTACTTCTTTATGGCTTTGTGGTGGCGCTAACGATAGAGTTAGTAAGTGGAGTACTGGGGGATCTTATCAAGGTGTTAATTTTTCTACAGCATCTCAAGATAATGCCCCTACAGCAATAACTTGGGATGGTAGCCATTTGTGGGTTTTAGGTGACCAAAATGACGCAGTATACAAATATAATACATCAGGAACCTACCAAAATGTTTCTTTTTCTGTTGCATCTCAAGCTATTAATCCCAAAGGGTTATCTTGGGATGGTTCAAACTTTTGGGTTTTGGACGATACTTCTAAAAAAGTATACAAATATAATTCATCTGGAGTTTATCAGAATGTCTCTTTTGCTGTTCAGGAACCGTATAATTATGTTAGAGGTCTAGTTTGGAATGGTTCTAAACATGTAGTGCTAGATGGTTATGCTACTTTTTATGAATATCAATCTTCATATGGATTACCTAGAGTTCCGGCAGCAGGATCACACGCTATGACATCAGAGATGGTTTATTTAGGCGCAGAAGCTTACGTGAGGGTAAAATAATGGCTTTAATAGTAGTAGAAGATAATATTTCAGTTGAGACAAAAGCTCGTAGATGGCGTGACGAAGAATTACGGAAAACGGATATAGCCGCTACAGTCTCTGATTACCCTAATGCTTCAGCAGTGTTGGCTTACCGTCAGGCTTTGCGTGAGTGGCCTAGCACAGAAGACTTTCCAAATACCCGTCCAACTTTAGGATAGTAAAATGGCTACAACAAAAATTAAAGCTACTAGCATTGCTAATGATGCAGTAACTTCTGCTTCAATAGCTGATAACGCTATTACAACTGCACTCGTAGCTAACAACGCTATTACAACTGCTAAAATTACAGATGCTAATATTACATCAGCTAAACTTGCTAATGACGCTGTGGGTGCAGCTCAACTAGCATCTAATGCAGTAGTAACGGCTTCAATAGTTGATGACGCAGTAACTTCAGCTAAAGTATCTAGTGACATTAAAGTTGCAGGGCTTGAAACTATCTACGTACCTGCTGCGGCAATGTATCCAAATACAACAGCAGGTTGCTCAGACTTACAGCAAGTAGAGTTATCAAATGGCCCAGAGCTAAAGTGCTTAGACTTTGATGCAAGCTCAGACGAAAATGCACAGTTTACTGTAGCCTTTCCAAAATCTTGGAATGAAGGTACAGTAACTTTTCAAGCGTTCTTCACAGTTACTGGCACCAACACAGGCACAGTAGCTTGGGGACTTTCTGGTGTTTCTTTTGCAGACAACGCCAGCATTAATACAGCATTTGGCACTAACGTAGTTGCTACGGCTAAAGCGCACTCTGGAACTTCTAATGACATGAATGTCACAGCGGTTTCTGGTGCAGTGACTATTACAGGAGCCGCTGTAGATACGCAAACGTACTTTCAGGTAATGCGCGATGTGTCAGCAGATAACCAGACAGGCGATGCAAGACTGTTAGGGATTAAGTTGTTCTTTACTACCAACGCTTCAAATGACGCATAAGGAGTAAGCCGTGTCTGGATTTGGTTATAATATAAATGGCTTTGGTGCTGTTGGTGGTGGTGCCGGTGGCCCACGGTGGCATATCCTAATGGCGGCTACAGGAATTAAAACAACAACCCGTACTGAAGCTCATTTTGCGAATCCGGGAACATCTTCATTCTTGAGTGCTACTAAATCATCAACAGGTGCGGGTTCAAGAACTGCAATAGGCGATGGCGAAGGCGTATACAAGGCGTTCTTTGATTGCACCAACGTCACAAAGTTCGCTTATATAAACGGCAACGGGAATTTAACAACTCCGTCTTCTAACTCTATCTATGCGGTCTACGAACCAAATTACAACAACAGCCGTAATACTTCAGGTAACGAAAGCATTTATGACATCCTAAAAAGAATAGGCACTGCAATGAACGCTAATAATTATCTTGGAGTAAGTAATCACGGAAATACTGGAGGTGATTCTCAGGTTTTAGCGGTAAGTCCCGGCATTACGGAGATGGTAACTGGCTATAACGGTTACTCCGCTGTTAGAACGTCAGCGTCTTCTGGAAACATTGGGGGCACTGGCATATCTGGTCACGCAGACTCTTTCTGCGTTATTGGTGAAAACCAAGATTCAGACCACGACACGCAGGTGCTTTGTTTCTTTGATGGGAATCTATCAAGCGGTAAGGGAGATAACTGGCGATCTACCACACCTGCTCAGACATCTTGGAGCTACTGGGGCAATGACTTCCACACCAATTCCGCAACTCAAAACATCGCTAGTGCTAGGCAAACGGCAGTTGGCGCGAATACATATACAGGGATATTGTACATACTGGTTTACGGTGAGATGTGAGTTTAAAAGTTAAGACGTATAAAATAAAATTTTAACAGTTGACAACCTTCAGAAAATATGCTATAATCTTTTAAGGAGTTTAAAATGGATTTAATTAATATTAATACAACAATTGTTACTGTAGCTTCTATTATTGCTGCTTTAAAACCTATTCCTAATAATAATAAATGGGTTGAAAAGTTTTACAAACTTACAGACTTGTTAGCCATTAATGTTGGTAAAGCAAAGCAGTAGGTGAAAGTAGTTATGGCAGTAAAAACTGAGATGGAGATAGCTCTAGAGGCTTTAGAAAAGATTGCTCAACATGAGAAAGAATGTGGAGAGCGTTGGGGAGAAGCCACGGCTGAGTTAAAACAGTTAAGGGAGTTAGCTGCATCTCATGCTGCACGGTGGGAAAGACTTGCATGGCTTGTTGTTTCTGTTGTTTTTGCAGGAGCTACTTCTGTTATTTTTGCACACTTAGGATAAACAATGAGTAATAAAAGATCTAATAGAAATAATAAAAAAGTTTTAAAGGCTTTAAAAAATAAAAGATTACAAGCGCATTCAGGGCAGCATGTAAGAAAAAAGGGAAAATACTCTCCACACAATCCCAACTCAGAGTTACATTCTTCTGAGCCTTTAAATAGTCAAGGTGGAACTGGACTAGACCCTGTAGAAACAGTATCAAGTAATACAACGACTTCATATCCTTCTGGGGAAGGCGGTGGTTCTGTGACATCTACACAAGATACTACATCTACGTATACTCCGGGAACTTCAGGAAGTCTTCCTACTACTTCAACAACCGTGGGGCCACCTAGAGTTGAAGCAAAACCTGCTGCAAAGTTCGAGATAGATGAAGTAGAGACTGAAGATGTTTCTTTAGTAGGCACTGAGTTAGGGCCTGCTAAACAAATAGGCGCACAAACAAAAGCGGGGACATCTATAGTAAAACCGCCCCCTACCGTAAAAGGTGCCTTTGCACAATCAGCTAAACAGGGCGTTACACCAACCGCTATTACACCTGCTAAAATAGAAGATGTAGCTCTTGTAGGTGCTGATGCATTAGACCCTACAACGGCAGCACAAGGCACTATAAGCCCTGAAGCTATTGCCAGTGCTGAAGGCCCTACGCTTACTGAAAGGGCTGTAGCGGCTGAAAGAGATACTGCACAAGAGCAAGCAGCTTTAGCAGAAGAACAAGATTTCACTGTTTCAGGTAATGCTTTTGTAGATAAAGTAACAGGGCAAACTCTAACTGTATCGCCTACTCCTGAAGCAGAAATGAAGCAGCGTGAAGCTATTACTGGGCAACCTGCAACGGCTGGACAAGCTGCTGAGATTATTGGAATTGTAGGCTACGAACAGGTTAAAAATCGTAGCTACAGTGGAAGAGAGGCAGCAGCCGGTGCTACAAACATGCTATCAGAACTGGGTAATTTACCTACTAATGTTAGTACATCTATTGTAGAAGACCCTGCAACTGTAGAGGCTCAGATAGATCAGCAGCCTGTAGAAGTACGTGCAGCCGTAGCAGCATTACCTACAGAGGCTCTTGTATCTTCTCAGATGGAAACCCTGTTAGCCGGTATGGAAGATGGTAAGACTCCTGCATGGGCTAGACCAGCAGTAGCGGCTATTGAGCAGAAACTAGCCGTTAGAGGCCTGTCAGCGTCCACTGTAGGCCGTGACGCACTCTTTAATGCAATCATACAAAGTGCTCTACCAATGGCTCAGAGCAACGCACAGGCCCTCCAGCAACGTGCAGCGCAGAACCTGTCTAATGAGCAGCAAGCTAATCTTACGCAGTCTACACAAGACATGCAAAGACGCATGGCTAATCTAGCTAACAGGCAGACAGCAGAAGGTCAAACTGCACAGTACGCACAACAGATGTCAGTATTGCAGAGCCAGTTTACACAACAAGGTGTTATGGCTGAGATGCAAGTTGCTAATGATTTTCTTGCTAGGAATGCAGGCTTTCAACAGCAGATGAATCTTGCTAACTTGTCAAATGACCAACAGATGCGTTTGGCTAATCTGTCTGCTTTGAATCAGGCTGACTCTCAAAACTTAAATGCTGCTCAACAGACAGAGCTTTCT